CAGCGCCGTGCATGTAGCTCCACAGGTAGCCCAAGTCTTTGGTAGGGCCGAAAGCCGCTACGGCTTCCGCCACCCGATTTCGGTCGCGCACCAAGTAGCCAGTCATCAATGGTTCGGTGGCAGGCGCTGCGGGTGCGGCGTCATCAATATGATCGGCAGGCGCAGGCTTTGCCTCCGATGGATGCGCCGGGCAAGGCCAGCGCAGCGAACCGTCACCGCTTGGGCAGGTGCATGTGTGGTTGTCGTTGCTCATACCCTGCCATCCAATCGTGCTTTGATCTCTTCGGTCACTGCGGCGGCCTTGATCTCGGTGAACGGGGTCTCGTCCAGAAGCCGCATGCTCACCGCGAGATAGGTCTCGATCACTGACCACGCATCGGCATACACACGACCACTGCGCACGACGCGCGGGCGCAGGATGTGCGCAGCTTTGATGACGCCAGCGCGGGCGGGGGTGTCTTTGAAGGTGGTCATGCTGCCGACTCCAGCGCCTGGGCTTCGCGCACCATCTCTTCGTCGATGCCCATGGCTTGGGCCACCACGGCATCGAGCTGGGCCTCGGGGATGGTGCCCAGCAGCTTCGCGCGCTCGCGGGCTGCAAGGATCTTGTCAATCAAAACAATGTTCATTTGGCTTTGTCTTTCTCGGTGATGGCAGCGCGCCAAGCGGCCAGCACCGCCTTGTTTTGTGCGCGCAGTTCTTGGTTGGCGGCCAGCGGTTCGGCGGCCAGCTTCTCTAGGTTGGTGCGCTCCCAGGTTGAAAAGTCGGGGGTCATTTGTTCCTCTTGGTTTTCATGGCGGCGAGCAAGATGTCTTGCACTTCGCGCTTGGTCTCGATGCGTTCCATCACCAGCTCGTCCACGGTGTCGCGGGCGATGATGTTGTGGATGAACACGGGGCGGTCATGGCCGGCTTGCATCTGGCGCGTGGGGCCGATGCGCTCAAGGATCTGCAAGCGCTCTTCAAGGTTCCACCAGTGGCCGAAGTACACCAAGGTGCTGCCGCCGTCTTGCAGGTTCAGCCCGTGGCCGGCGCTGGCTGGGTGGGCGAACAACACCGGGATCTTTCCGGCGTTCCAGTCGCTGATGGTCTTGGGGTTGGCGTCGAGGTGCTGGCCCTTAGGGAAGGCGGCGAGCAGTCGGGCCAAGTCGCTCTTGAAGTGATAGGCCACCAGCACCGGGCCAGCGGTCTCGTTGATGATGCTCTCCAGCGCTTGCAGCTTCTCGTCGTGCAAGTCCTGCCACGCACCATCGTCGCCCACATAGGCGGCGCCATTGGCAATCTGCAAGCACTTGATGGTGCGGGCCGCAGCGCCGAAGGCTTCCACTTCGTGCTCGCCCAACTGGGTGAACATCTGGCGTTCCATCTCTGCGTAGTGCATGCGGGCCTTGATGGGCAGGTCCACGTAGATGTTGTTCACGATGGGCTCGCGCAGGTCGAACCAGTCCTTGGCTTCCACCGTCAGGCAAAGGTCTTGCAGCTTGGCCTGGATCTCGGCCTGGGCGTGCGGCAGTGCCACGGTGCCGAAGCCATTGGGCGCGGTGCGAAACCAGCGATTGCTGAATGCGCTGTAAGTGCGGCCCAGCCGCTCGCCGGCATCCAAAAACCACGCTTGGCCCCATAGGTCTTGCAAGCCGTTGGGGCTGGGGGTGCCGGTCAGTTGCACGAAGCGCTTGACCTTGGTGTGTGCCACTCGGCCCAGGGCTTGCGCGCGGGCGCCGCCCTGGCGAAGCCTGAAGCTCTTGAGCTTGGTGCTTTCGTCGGCCACCACGGTGCGATACGGCCAGCGGTCGCCCCAGTGCTCCACCAGCCACGGCAGTTGCTCGTAGTTGGTGGTGTAGACCTGGGCCGGCATGCGCAAGGCTGCGCGGCGTTCGCGTTCGCTCCCGAGCACCGGCATGACGGATAGACCTGAGAGGTGCGACCACTTGGCGGTCTCGTCGGGCCAAGTGCTGCGCGCTACGCGCAGGGGGGCCAGCACCAGCACGGGCGCATCGTCGGCCAGCGCGATGGCGTCGAGCGCGTTCAGGGTGCTGGTGGTCTTGCCCATGCCCATGCCGGCCCACACCGCAGACCGGGGGCGGTCAAGGATGTGGTCGCGGATCAGGGTTTGATACGCGCGCGGGGTGAATTCCCGGCGGGTCATGGCCGGCACTCCATGAATGCGGCGATCACTTCCGCTGCGACTTGCGGGACGATGGCATTGCCGTAGGCGCGCAGTCGTCCCACTCGGGCGGCAGCCCCATGAGCCAGCGGGAATGTGCCGGGTTCAACTGGCCGCCACTTTCCATCTCTGCACAAGAGCCAGTCAGCATCTCGCCAGAAGCTGTCAGCCGGGCGGGTTGCAAGTGCATCGTGATGCTGGTCAGGGTGTGCCCGCGAGTCCCCCGAGCTATCGCGCCCTCCCCACCCGACGAGTCGCCGTCCTGCCGTAGCGGTGACGGCCACGCCGCCAGCAGCGCCACCTCGTTCACCGGCCTGCTGTTCCTGTCGGCCTGGTTGAGGCTCGCCCCCTTCCAGTCCCTGGTGGTGGTGGTGGGCCACGAACCAAACCCGCTTTCGCATGTGCGGCGCGCCGACACCGCCAGCCGGCAGACCGGCATGCCCGACTGCGTAGTGGATTCCTTCCAAGTCAGATTGAACAAGGTCGAGCCACCCGTGCCCAATCGCTGCTTCAACTTGTTCGCCAAAGATGACCGCAGGGCGGCACTGCTCGATGAGCCAGAACCAATGGGGCCATAGGTGCCGCTCGTCGAGCACCCCAGCAGATCGGCCAGCCACGGAGAAAGGTTGGCAAGGGCAAGACCCTGACCACACTGCTCGGGTGTCAGGCCATTGGGCCAAACGAAGGGCGTGGGACCAGACACCGATGCCGGCGAAGAAATGACACTGGGTGAATTCACGAAGTTCCTCGGGGTGAAGGTCAAGAATGCTGCGTTCGTCCACCACGCCATCGGCGATGTGGCCGGCTTTGATTAGGTTGCGCAGCCACTGGGCTGCGTAGGGGTCGATCTCGTTGTAGAAAGCGCTCACGCTGCCGCCTCTATAAGTGCAGCCACCTCGGCCAAGCTGGAGACCACGCGCACCTCGTAGCCCATCGCGGCGATGCGTGCGTGCTCACGATCTTGGGCGGGGGTGGTCTTGCCGCCCGGGCGCTTGACTTCGACAAACTGCACCGGGCGGCCCGGCAGCAGCACGATGCGGTCGGGCACCCCAGGGCGGCCTGGGCTGGTGAACTTGTAGGCAATGCCACCGGCAGCGGCGACGGCTTCGCGCAGTGCGCGCTCGATGTAAACCTCGCGCATCGTCACGGTGCCGTCAGGGCTTTTCGTTTTCATAGGTCGCGGCTCTTCGGTGGTGCCAAAGCGGTGCCCGTTGGCACACTCGCGGGTGCGCAACTCGCCGCGCGTTTCACGCACTAGGGTCCAGGCGTTGCATTCGGGGCACTTCACTCAGAGCCCCACTGCGGTGAACACCAGCATCAGGAGCACCAGCACGATGGCGGCGCTGATGAGCAGCAGGCCCAGGCCCACGGCGGCATCGCCCACATCGGGGTTGCAGTCGCGGCAGCCTTCGCACTCGCGGCCCTGGTTGTTGAGTCCTTTGCAGCTCATGCCGTCACCTTCCAAGCCTTGCGGGCGGCGGCGGGCACACTCATGCCGGCCCCCGGTTCGTAGACAAATGTGCGGCGAAGGAGATCAAAGTCCATGGGCTTACTCTTTTCTGTACCGAAGGGTTTCAAAGCCGGCGGCAGCCAGCGGCATGTCGGGTGCCCAGGTGGGGCAGGCGGCCAGCAACTCGGCGAGGTGCGTGGCGTTGAAGTCGTCCGAGTCGGGCGCTTCGCAGATCACTTCGTCATGGACGGTGAGCGCGATCTCGTAGCCAGCGGCTTCGATGTGGGGCATGTTTGCCGCCATGACATCGCGCGCGACGGCTTGACAGACGTTCTCGAACAACTTGCCCCCGTAGGTCTTGAGCCGGCTCCACTTCCTGCTGTACTGGTTCATGCCCATGTAGGTGATGGCGCCGTCCACCAGTTGCGGGCTTGGGTAGCAGATGGCGCGGCCACTGGGCAAGCCGATGCGCAGCCAATTGCCATCACGGCGCAGCTTGAGCTTGCCGCAGGGCAGGGTGGTGCCTGGGTGCTCGATGGCATCCATTGCGGTGGCCTTGAGCTGGCCCCAGTGCGCGGCGATGTTGGCGTGGGCATCGCGCCAGCCGCGTTTGAGGGTGTCGCAGGCGACGAAGGCATCGCGGCTCAGGCCGAAGGTCTCGCGGCCTTCGCGCACGGTCCAGTCGTAGAAGCTGCTCGACTCTTCCACCGCCCAGGCGGGGGCCAGCGGCAGCACCTTGGCGGCGAGCGCTTCGAGGTCAATGCCGTAGGCGGCGGCGAAGGTGACGAAAGCGCCCACACCACCCTCGTACCCGAGGGCAAGCTCTTGCACCTTGCCCACTTGGCGCTGGTCTTTCGTAACGTCTTCAGGGCGCACACCGAAGCTCTTGGCGTAAGCGAGTTTGTAGAGGTCATGGCCGGTGCCGGCGTCGTAAGCGGTGAAGGCTTTGAGCTTCCACGACTCACCTGCAAGCCACGCTTGCACGCGGCCTTCAATGTTCGAGAGGTCGGCCACCACCAAACGCTTGCCCTCGGGGGCAACGATCACGCCCCGGATGGCGCTGCTGGTGAGCTCCATCACGTTGTCAGTGACGAGATCCGCGCAGCCAGCCATCAGGGCCTCGATGCCGATCTCGATGGCTGACTGCTTGAGCGTGGGGCGGGGCAGGTTCTGCGGCTGAAAGAGCCGGCCAGCCCAGCGCCCGGTGCGGCCTGCACCGTTGAACTGCAAGATGCCCCGCAGCCTGCCATCACTGCTCGCGCCGCGCAGCAGGGTCTTGTACTTGCTGGTGCTGGTGGTGCTGGCTTGCAGGCGCACGGCCAGCAGCTCGCGCAGTGCCAGCGGCAGGTCGGGGTCAGCGATGCGCCGCTCCAGGGTGGCGCTTTGCATGTCGGGCAGGTCCACCCCGAACGACTCCAAGATGTGCAGCATGAGCTGGTCGCGCTTGGTGGCGCTGGCGACTTGGCCCCCGGTCATCTCGGCAGTGCGCGCGGCAAGGGCGGCTTGCTCTTTGTCCACGGCAGCCAGCGCAGCGCGGGCCAGCGCGAGATCCACCTGCACGCCCCGGTCGTTGATCTTTTGGTCGAGGTGCCAGAGCGCCAGCTCGGCGCCCTTGTAGTTCCATGTGGGCATGCGGGCATGGCACTCGCGCATCGCCACGATGTCGGCGGCGGCGTATTCCACAAAGCGCGCCCACTCGGCGGGGTGGGTCTCGCGGGTGGCGCGGCGCACCTTGCTGGTGGCTGGGCGCGGCTTGCAAAACAGTTGAATGAGTTGCTTGCCGGCTTTGTCCTTGGCCTTGTCGGTGGGCACTTGCAGGATCTCGCACAGTGCGCCCAGGCCAGCGGGCAGCCCGTGGCTCAGGGCTTGCACCATCGTGTCGCGCCAGCGCTCGACGGGAGGGCATTCGCGGGGGTCAACCGCGCGCAGCACGGTGCGGTCAAAGTGGCTGTTGTGCGCCCACACTTCCACGGCGGGGTCGCGCAGCGCAGCGTAGAAGCTGACCACATCGGCAGGCTCATTGCCCCCGCTGGTGAAGTCCAGCACCTTGACCGGCCCATCGTCCAGCGCCCAGGCGCAGAGCAGGATCTCGGCGCCAGCGGCGTAAGCGTGGGTGCCGTGGTTGATGGGCACCTCGGAAAAGGTCTCAAAGTCGAGCCAGAGTTTTGGGTTCATGGTGGTTTGCGTTTTGATGAGCAGCGCACGCGCTGCTGGTCAAAAAGCCCCAGGCTGAACTTGTGCGTTCGCCTGGGGAAAGCGCCCGAAGGCGCGCCCCGGAGAGAGGATTTATGCGAGGTCGTCGGCCATTGCGCCGGCAGCCACATCGTCGAAGTCGTCTTCGCTGGCGGCGCGGCCCCCGGTGAAGCTGTCACCGTCGCGGAAGAACTGCACGCCCGTTAGCGTGGCGTTCACGCGCTTGCCATAGTTGTTGTCCTGCGCCCAGAGCTCGACCACGGCATTGACGAAGCAGCCGGCGTATGGCTTGCCATCGGCCTCAACCAGCGGGGTCTTGTCGGCATCCACCACGGTGGGGCGCACGGCATTGCGGGCGCTGATGAAGAGCATGCCGGGGAAGCCGTCATAGCTGGCCTTCAGGTCACCGTCATGCAGGCACACCTTGTCGGCGGCGCGCATTTGCTTGAGCATGGCCTCGGCCTTGGCGCCCCACTTGTCGCGGGCGCACTCGTCAATGGCGGCGTTGATCGCCTTGACTTGCGGATCGCTCGGGGAGATGAGCAGGCTGGCCGAAAAGGCCGGCTTGCCCTCGCCGTTCACGGTCTTGGGTTCGAACAGGGCCGGAAAGGCCAAACGAACGTTCGAGAGTTTGAGTTTCATGGTGCGTGCCCTTTCTTAGGCGAGGTTGGAAGTGGTAGCGGTCATGTCTTGGAAGTCATCGGCGACGGCAGACATGACGAGTGCCGGGCGCTTGTCGGAATCGGGGGCCACGCTGGGCTTGCCCTCGGTTTGCGTGATGAGTGCGGCCACCTTGGGCCACTGGCGGGGGCCGATCTCTTCGGACTTCGCCAGCTTCTCGGCGGTGGTGGGGGAGATCACCGAGTAGTCGTACATCAGGTCGTGCTTGATTCGCATGCCCTTGAGCAGTTCCTCGGCGGCCTTCTCGTCGGTCCACTTGCGATTGCCGCGCTTGCCCTGGACCAGCTTGAAACCGGGCACGGGCTGGCCGGCAATGAGGCGGCTCTCGACTTCGGCGCGGATGGCTTTCACCCAGGACTCGATCAAGTCGGCCTTTGCCATCGCCATGGCGATGCGGTCGGGCTCGGTCAGGGGGCTGGGCTTGACGGCTTCAAAGTGGTCGAGCACTTCCTCGGCCAGTGCGGGGCAGGTGGCTTTGTTGGCACACCAGCGGCATTGCTTCTCGCCGGGGTTGCGGGCCTCGGGGTTGGCGTCGTGGATCTGGATCTGCTTCTTGACGTAGCTGCGGAACTCTTCGAGCTGCTCGACCGTCTGAACCCACTCGCTGACTGCACCCAGGCGAGGTTGATGGATAGTCATGCGCACGGTTTCGAAGTCGTGCGCAAGGCCAAACTCGTCCAGGGCCGCCAGCGCATAGATCTGCAACTGGGGGTTGTGGTCGGCCTCGACGGCAACGCCACGCCCAAATTTGAGATCCACGATGCCCAATTCACGCGGGGCAAGGAGGGCGGTGTCGGTGGTGCCCTTGGCGCCGGGCTCGCCGGTGATGCCCTCGATGTTCAGGCGCTGTTCCACCAGCATCTGGCTGCCCGTGGAGCGCACGACATCGCGGACGTACTCGAGATAGTCATCAATGGCGATGCACATCTCTTGGTTCACCACCGTGCCCAGGGGCAGGGTCTCGCCCATGTGGGCGAAGGCGCTGGAGTCGTCCAGCAGGCAGCGGGCCGCGAGGTCGTGCGCGTCGGTGCCCTCGTCGGCGAACTTGGAGCCCTTGGAGTCGCTGGCCCAACCAGCGCACTCCAGCCAGCCCGATGCCCCGCTGGGGCTGCGTTTGGCGTGGGTGCTCATTTCAGGCACCCAGGGCGGCGAGGAAGTCGGCGAACTGCTCGGGCTTGAGGTCGGTGCCCTTCTTGGCGCCGAACTGGGCCAGCGCGGCGACCACGGCAGCACGGTCAACCTTCACCTTGTCGGTGATGGCCTTCGCCACTTGGTCGTAGGTGATGGCGGCAGCCGGTGCGGGATCGGCGGCGGGGGCCGGTGCTGGCGCGGGGGCAGCCACTGGTGCCGGTGCGGGCGCCTTGGCCTCTTGCTTGGCCGGCTTCGCGTCGACGCGAGCCTGGGCGATTTCCACCAGCTTGGCGGTGGTGGGCTCTTGCTGGGCTTCGGTGCCCAGGTTGAGCGCGGCCAGCACGGCATTGAGCTGGGCGGGGTTGTGGAGGGTGACTTGTACGGGGAACATGGGGCGAGTCCTTTCAGGCGGGGGTGGTGAGGTTTTGGAGATCCGCCAAGGGGCGGGTCAGTTGGGTCAAGAGGTCGCGCACCTGGGCGTCACGCTCCAAGATGCGGCGCAAGGTGGTGGGGTTGTCGATGTCGTGCTCCAGCAGGACATCGAGCAGGGGCTCGGCGGCATCTGCCGCGTCAAGGGCGCGCTCGTAGCGCTCCAGCAGGTGGCTTTCCAGCTCGGTGCTGGTGAGCGCGTTGGTGCTCATCCATGCGTGATGGATCAGCTCGCGGTCGGTGAGTCTTGAGAGGTGCAGGCTCATGCTGCGCCCCCGGTGAGCTTGTAAGCAAACATCGTCCCGAACACACCGTCGCACTCGCGTCCGTTAGAGAGCGATGTGGTGAACTTGACGCCGATCAAGCGCAGTCGGCGGCATAGGCGCTGGCAGCGAGCCGAATCAGCCGCGCGGCTCATGGCGCCGCCGGTTTTCAGAACGATTGAGCGTGGCGCTCCTGCCCCGAACCGGTTGATCTCAATCACGACCGCATCAAAGGCGCGGATTCCGCGCGATTCGCTGACCCACGCAATCGAAGAATGCAGCAATTGGCGCTGCTCTTTCCAATTGCGGGCGGTGCGGGTCTTGCTCTGTGCTGCTTGCATCTCTTTCACCTTTCGGTTGCGACAGATGCACTGTAAACACCCTTTTGGTTGTGTGCAAGGGGTTGAACAACAAAAAGGCGAAAAAAAAAAAACGCACCCGAAGGTGCGTCTTGTTTTGGGGCTAAGGGTTTGTCAGTAGTCTTCGTGCCCTTGCCACTCTCGACCGGGGATCAGCTCCCATGCCTCGATCTGCTCGGCGAGGGCCGCATAGTTGTCGAAGGGCAGCACATCAATGCCAAGCAGCGCCATGTCGCTGGCGAACTGGCCGGCACGCTTTAGGTCCATGGGGCTGGGCTTGCGGTCGGCCCCGTAGGCAGGAGTGTTGCGAGGGGAGGGCAGTTGCGCGATGACGCAGCGGGTCTCATCCCGGGTTGCGCGCAGCAGGAGGATGCCCGAGAAGCTCCACGGGTTAAGCGTCAACCACCCAGGGTGGCCGAACACCACCTTGACCGCCACCGTGGCGGATAGGTAGTCGAACCTTCGATCTTGCCCGTTGAGCTCTATGTGGCGGTCTGCATACCTGCGCAACAGCGGTTCAAGGTGCTCGGCCACGCCCATGCTCGGGCGGAAAGGGCGCGCGGCGGCTAGCGAATCTTTGTCTCCGAAG